TTTGACCGTATCAACGTGCGTAGATTGTTTATCGCAATTGAGAAGTCTATTGGAGAAGCGGCAAAGTCTGTAATGTTTGAATTCAATGACGAGTTTACTCGTGCAGAGTTCGTGAACATTGTAGAACCCTTCTTGCGTAGAGTTAAAGGTCGTAGAGGTATAACTGACTTCCGTGTAGTTTGTGATGAAACAAACAACAATCAGGAAGTTGTGGACAATAACCAATTCGTAGCGTCAATCTTTGTCAAACCTGCACGTTCTATCAACTTCGTTCAATTGAACTTTGTTGCTGTTAGAACAGGTGTGGACTTTGAAGAAGTTGTCGGTTCGGTAGGAGCATAAGACATGGCGATTTTAGGTGTAGATGACTTCAAGTCAAAACTAAAAGGTGGTGGTGCCCGTCCTAACCTCTTTAACTGTAAAGTTAACTTTCCTGCCTTTGCTATCGGTGATGCTGAATTAACATCATTCATGGCAAAAGGTGCGCAGTTACCTGCTTCCGTAATCAACCCAATCGTTGTTCCATTCCGTGGGCGACAGTTGAAGATTGCAGGAGACCGAACTTTTGAAGATTGGACTGTAACTATTATAAATGATACTGGATTCGAAATTCGTGACGCTATGGAACGATGGATGAATGGTATCAATTCACACAACGCAAACACTGGTTTCAACGATCCTGCTGAATACCAAACTGACCTTGCTGTTGAGCAACTGGACAAAGATGGACAGAAGTTGAAAGTATATCACTTCCGTTCTTGTTTCCCAGTCAACATCTCAGCAATTGACTTGAACTATGATACTGTCGATACTATCGAAGAGTTTCAGGTAACGTTCAACGTTCAATACTGGGAAGCAGATGGCGTAACTTCGTAGTTACGACAGGACTAAATATATGCGAAGGGGGGACTTTCTCCCCTTCGTACTATATCTAAAGGATAGGAAATGGCAGACGATAACAACAACATTATTAAACTATTCGGTTTCGAACTTTCTCGTACTAAGAAGAGAGAGCAAGGAAAAGAAAATGATAAACTTCCCAGTATCGTTCCGAAGACGGATGACGATGGGGCAGGATATGTTACCGCGTCTGGTTCACACTACGGACAGTACATTGATATCAATGGTGACAATGCAAAGGATAACGCAGAACTCATTATGAAGTATCGCGGAGTTGCTCAACATCCCGAAGTGGATGCGGCAATCGAAGACATAGTGAACGAGAGTATCTCTGGTTCAGAGAACGAAGCACCAGTTATGATCAACCTAGATGGTGTTGAAACATCTGATAAGATCAAGAAATTAATTAATGAAGAGTTCGATAACATCACAGGTATGTTGAACTTTTCAGATCTAGGACATGATATATTCAGGTCTTGGTATGTGGATGGACGATTAGTTCACCACTTAGTTGTTAACGAATCTAACCTCAAGGCAGGTATCCAAGAGATACGTCCTATTGATGCTGTTAAGGTTCGCAAAGTTAAAGAAGTTAAGTATAAGAAAGACGATAAGACTGGTGCAAAGATTGTAGACAAGACAGAAGAGTTCTATGTCTTCCAAGAGAAGAACCAGACTCAGAGTGCAGTCAAGTTAACACCAGACTCCGTGTCGTATGTTACCTCTGGTATCACTGACCCGACTAAGAAACGTGTCGTATCTTTCTTACACAAAGCAATCAAACCTATCAACCAACTGCGTATGATGGAAGACAGTCTAGTAATATACAGACTTGCTCGTGCGCCCGAACGTAGAATCTTTTACATAGACGTGGGTAACCTTCCTGCTAACAAAGCAGAGCAACACATGAAGGAGATCCAGACTAGGTACCGTAACAAACTTGTTTATGATGCAAGTACTGGTAACCTCAAGGATGATCGTAAGCATATGTCTATGCTCGAAGACTTCTGGTTACCTCGTAGAGAAGGTGGTCGTGGTACTGAGATCAGCACACTTCCCGGTGGTGAGAACCTTGGGCAGATTGATGACATTGTATACTTCCAGAAGAGATTGTATCGTTCATTGAACGTGCCTATTGGTAGGTTGGAGCAGGAATCACAGTTCAGTCTAGGAAGATCTACAGAGATCTCTAGAGATGAAGTGAAGTTCCAGAAGTTTATTGACCGTCTGAGACGTAGGTTCTCTGGACTGTTCACAACTATCTTGAAGAAGCAGTTGATCCTTAAACAGATCATCACCCCCGAAGACTGGGAGCAATTCAAGAACGACATACAGATTGACTTTGTTAGAGATAATCACTTTACAGAGTTGAAAGATTCTGAGATACTTAGAGAAAGACTAAGTACTATGGATCAGTTATCACAATACGTTGGAGAGTACTTCTCGCGTGAATGGGTAATGAAGAGTGTAATGATGATGTCTGATGAAGACATTGAACAAATGGCAAAACAAGTCGAAGCAGAGAATAGTAAGGGTGGAGACGATGACACAGGTAATGAGGAATATTAATGGAAATTGATTTAGAAACAAACCAACAACAGATCGCAGACTTTATCGATCAGATACAGGCACAGAACTTTAATCAAGCAAAGGAACACTTCGATTCTTTACTGAATGATAAAATGTCCGATGCGGCAGAAGCAGAGAAGATTAATGTTGCTGATACTATCTTTAACGGTGCCGAAGACGAGTCTCACGATGATGATAGCACAGTGGACGATGACCTAACGGATGACCCTGATGAGGTAGAGATACTTAATCAAGAAGGGGAAGTTATCCCTGATGAAGACGAAGACTAATTAGTTCATAGGAGAAGAAATAGTGGCTTGGGTAGTAATTCCAAATGTTCCGAATTGGGAATACAATAATGCACCAGAAGATCCCGGTGTAGATAGTCCTTATCGTGCCTTATGGTTAAAACAAACTAATGGTATTAGAACGAAGACTCACCTCGATCATAGCGATCTCGTATACACTGATGTTCGTATGGTTGGTGACACTACTGATGCAACCAGAGGAGAAATGAGCAAATCGTGGTGTGATGCCCAAGGTTCTGAAGATAATATAGAAACTGATATGATTCTAGTTTTCCGAACTACAGGTGCTAATCAAGAAGTTAGAGTTGGCGCGGCAAGATACTATGATGGTGGTTGGGTTGACTATGATGCATCAATTGATTGGGGTGATGGTACAACAACATCTGTTACAGGTGACATTGTTGACAATGCCGGATTAGTTCATACTTTTGCAAGCGCAGGTGACCACACTGTTAGAGTATCAGGGCCATCTTTTCACAACGTCAATTTTTCTCCCGGTTCACAAACTCATGGTACATCCATGGGAGGCAACACTGAAGCACAAACAGACAAACTTATCCATGTACTCAACCTTGGTGATATTGGACATAGAAAGTTATATGGAGCATTCAGACGAACTCGACGGTTGCAGAGTTTTACAGCGGGACATACTGATCTAAGCAATTGTTCTTCATTGAGATCTTTCTTCGAATATCGCACATGGAACACAAACCCACCTCAATTAACGGTTGATTTATCTGGTATGGATTTATCAGTTCTAATCGGCATTAAAAGAATGAATGACTTCTTTGCAAAGGTAGGCGGTAACACAATAATTAATATGACCAACATTAATACTACTGGTGTTCTTGAAATGTATCATATGTTTAGTCATATGAGTGGTGGAAACTCTCCTGAAGTAACGACGATTGATGTTAGACCTCTTAATACGAGTTCTGTAACAAATATGCAGGGTATGTTTTACGATAATCGTTCACTTCATACAATTGTCGGTATTGAGGATATGGATGTTAGTTCAAACCAGTGGTTCTCTTCGATGTTTGCGCAGTCCGGTAACACTCACACTGGCGGTGCAATGACTTCACTCGACTTATCATCATGGGTTTGGCAATCTGCATCTGCACAATATTATAGTTATATGTTCGACAGGTCTTTTAACCTTACAGATATTATTGGCATTGAAAATATCAATGTTACAAACTTGCGCAATACTTCAAGTCTGACGCGCATCTTGGGTGACGGATCAACCGGTGTGACGCTTCCTACATCTCGTTATGATCAACTTCTTATCAACTTGGCCGCCCAAACTAAGAATCAAAGTACTCAAACTGCTCACTTTGGTAGCAGTAAATATACAGCAGGTGGCGCGGCAGAGGCTGCTAGAACTAGTTTGATCAATAATGATGGATATGCAATTTCAGATGGAGGAGCAGTATAGTGGGTATTTTAACTAAAACAGAAGGTCACTTTATTATTAATGATGGAGCATTTTCTTTAAGCGTACCTGATGTTGTATCATACCGTGATGTCGCTACCGTACAAGAGTTCGATACTGAGGCATTAATGCTTGCCGCGCACGAAGAACAATTCCCTGAACAGTATGTAGTAGAAGAAGATGAAGAGTAAATTAGTTTCATCTTAAAGATCTAATATGTATAAATAAATACATTAACCTCGGAAACTTAGTATGAAAACATTTCAACAGATCAGAGAGGGTGCCAAAGTTGTCTTTAATAAGAAGATAGATAAGGTACCAGTTAAGATCGTTAAAGAACCAAAAGGTTTCGCGGTATATATAGACGGTGATAAACTTGACGTGTTCAAGTCACAAGCAGAGGCAGAGAAGACAGCGAAGACTGTCATAAAGGAACTTAAATGAAACTGATTAGTGAATTCACTGAGACAGGTCTTGAGTGCATTATAGAAGCAAAGAAAGATGGTAGTGGTAAGAACTACGTCATCGAAGGTGTCTTCGCACAAGCAGATCAAAAGAATAGAAACGGACGTATTTATCCGCGACCCATTATGGAGAACGCAGTAAACAAATACGTCACGGAACAAGTTAGCAAGAAGAGAGCAGTCGGTGAGTTGAATCACCCCGAAGGCCCTACTGTTAACTTGGACAAGGTTTCGCACCTTATCACTGACCTTCGATTAGAAGGTAATGATGTGGTCGGAAAAGCACAAATATTGGATACTCCAATGGGTAAGATTGTTAAAGGTCTCCTTGAAGGTGGTGTACAACTAGGCGTGTCAACTCGTGGAATGGGAAGCATTGAGAACCGAAATGGTGTCGCATATGT